CGGTCAGCTGAACTCGAATAACCTTGCTCTGCTTGACTACGTCAACGGTGCCAGCCGATGGGTCGAACCCATCGGGCAACGCAGCACCGTTAGGGATGAGAACTCCGATGCTTTCGTCGGCACGGAGGGTTCACTGCGCATAACCGATGAGCGTGAATCCATCCTTTTCGCCAAACAAGGGAAGACCTGTGCATGGAGAGAGCTATACTCGAAATGCGATGCCTCCTACAGAACCAGGGAGAACTTCAACGGAACCTACTATCGGCACTGCTACACGGTTAGCGATGCTGATCAGGAGAAAGCCCATAAAAAGGCTATCGAGAAAGGTGCTTATCTGACCGACCACGGAGTCGAGTTCGACACACATGAACACCAGGAAAAGGGGTATTCCACCATGGGGACCCATTTTGCCAACATGTCTGTTGTGATAAACCACCGGGATCCGGAAGAATTCACCATGGCCACCCAGCGCGTCACATCTGACAAGGAGAAATCCGCTGAGCTCATGCAACGATCGATAAACATCGGAACTGCGATCAACCTTGCGCTCAAAAGACAGATGATGTCCGACGGTACCACCGCCGAACAGATTGACCGATGGGAGGACGAACTGGTCTTTGCTATAAGAGAAGCCGACCCTCACTACACTGGTGGAACAGGACATCGCCAGTACCTCGAGGAGCGCTCTGGGCAAAGGATTGACGGGCCGGAAAACCTAACCGAGAAGGAGATGGATTTCGCCACACTGCGTGCGTACATGCACATGGTGAGGGCCCGAACCGACAACGAACGAGCAGGGGATATGATCGAAGACGCGTCTGGAAGTCTTATGGATTATGTTGTTCAAAACGGCCAAAAGGTGGCCGAAAGGACTAGAGTCATCAACGATGACCGCAACATGACCACCGACGATCAATTGTTCCTAAACGCTCAACAAAAACCCGACGAACTTCAGAAGGTGAAGGGGGGGATCACAAAACACGCAAGACTGGTAGTCTCGAAAACAGGACAAGGATGGGTTGACGCCCAACCAGAGATACCATACACTGTTAAGAAGAACCTCGAAAAACCTATGGAGATCATTCAAAGGGGGAGGGACGTGGTTATCATGTTCGACGAAACCGAATTCGTTGGCAGATTACCCTACGACACAAAGATTGCGCCTATGCGCTTTCAGTCGGTGTTGTCTAAGACCTCTCCCGATGACATCGCGACCATCTTAGCCGAGATGCGCGAGTTTGTCGCACCCACCGATGGGGCTGTAGCTTTCATCAACCATGGTGACGACATGCTTGTGTGCCAGAACAAGGATGGTCGAATTTCTTGGGTCGAAGGAGACATTGCTGATAACGACACAGCGCACGC